GAATTCTACTACAATGGAAAAGTATAGGGAGATACATCAAAGAGTTAAAGAAATAACTCCAGGAGAGGCATCAGCAATAGAGTGTTTAGACTTATTAGACCGACTGTATGCTGTTAGACATGATGTTGTGGATCAGATGATCAAGCATGACTGGTCTGACAATAAAGATGTAGAAAGGCCTATTGGTCAGGTTCTTTTGATGGCTGGTATACCCAATGATGTCATTCAGGGCATGGAGAAAAAGATTATTCCTTCTAGTCCCACTGGCCAAATTCTGAGGAGTTTCTTTAAAATGACTCCTGACAATTTTAAGATTACAGGAGATACAATAGAGTTTGTTGAGGTCACTGTTACAGCAGACGTGGCAAGAGGAATTAGAGAGAAAAAGCTCAAATATGAAGGTGGTTTAAAATATATTGAGGAATTATTAAGGATAGAATATGAAAGAGGCAATTTACCGCATATATTCCATATTACTTTAGAAGTTGTAGCAGTAAAGACAGATGGATCCAATATCTCAACACAATGGCCTAGTAGGCGTAATGATGGTGTTGTACAGCACATGAGGTTAATTCAAGCTGATATTAATTATGTACGTGAGCATCTTATTAATAAAGATGAGAGGCCGTCATTAGAAGCTATGTTCAACCTTAAATTCCATGTTACCGGGCCGCGTTTACGTTATTTCAATATACCAGATTATAAACCACAATCTTTACTATCCCCTGATATTGATGAATTAGTTGATTACTGCAAACGGTGGCTAACAGAAGATCATAGTTTTGTATTTAAAGAGGTTAATGGCCAGTCTGTCATGAGTTGCTTTGAAAAATATGAAGAATCACACAAATCCCTATATAGAGAGTCAACCAAACCAAGAAATTTTTTATTAATGCAAATGACAATTCAAGGGCCATATATCCCATCTACAATTAGCTCTGATCAATGTGATACTCGAATTGGTTGTTTAGAAATCTTAAAAAACATACCAGAGACACCTGTGCAGTCTCTTGCAATGGATATGGCACATAAATATATGGAGTTAGGCAAGGATGAGCTTGTAAATTATTATAATCCTAAAGTGCACTTTCAACCCACATTATCAGTGAAGGAACCAGGTACTTTCAAGTTAGGGCTCTCTCAGCTCGGGCCATTTTCAAAAGCAATTTTGGACTTGACAGGTAAACATAAGTCTGACAAAGGTTTATTCGGTGAAAAAATAGAGAGTATTAACATTGGCAGTCAACTTCAACAGAATGAATGTTCCCGAGTTGTCGAGAATATCTTATCAAATCTTGAGATAAATGTGGGTGAAACAACCTTTACAATCCCTGGGCCTCGTAAGACAACAGGAGTAGATAATCTGTTAGGAAAATTCTATGAGAATGAATTAGGAAAGTATTTACTGACAGTTCTCCGTAAAACAGCAGCTTGGCACATAGGGCATTTAGTTAGAGATGTTACTGAGAGCTTGATTGCTCATTCTGGTTTGAAGAGGTCAAAGTATTGGTCTATACATGCTTATGACCATGGTGGTGTTGTGTTATTTATATTACCTTCAAAATCACTTGAGGTGGTAGGTTCTTACATTCGTTTTTTTATAGTATTCAAGGATGGTATAGGGTTGATAGACCCTGATAATCTGGATTCTAAGTCTGATATAGATGGAGTAGTCTGGTGTTTTTCAAAAGTAATAAGTTTAGATTTAAATAGACTTCTTGCATTGAATATTGCATTTGAAAAGTCTCTAATTGCAACAGCAACATGGTTCCAATATTATGTAGAAGATCAAGGTCACTTTCCCTTGCAACATGCCTTAAGGTCAGTATTTTCCTTCCATATGTTATTGTGTATGTCTCAAAAAATGAAAATATGTGCATTATTTGACAACCTTAGATATTTAATACCTTCTGTGACGTCACTGTATTCAGGTTATGAATTACTTATCGAGAAATTTTTTGAAAGACCATTTAAAAGCTCACTCGATGTATACCTTTATAGTACTATAAAATCTTTATTGATTAGTTTGGCACAAAATAATAAAGTAAGATTTTATTCTAGGGTAAAACTATTAGGTTTGACAGTAGACTATTCAACTGTAGGTGCTAGCGGGGTATACCCTTCATTAATGTCAAGAGTAGTTTATAAACATTATAGGAGTCTCATCTCAGAGGCAACAACTTGTTTTTTTCTATTTGAAAAGGGTTTACATGGAAATTTAAATGAAGAGGCCAAAATACATTTAGAGACTGTTGAGTGGGCTCGAAAATTTAATCTTAAAGAAGAAAAATATGGGGATATATTGATGAAGGAAGGTTATAGGATATCATCTGTCGTATCAGGTGAGGTACAAGTTGAGCAGCAGCTTTTCTGTCAAGAGGTTGTTGAACTTGCATCATTAGAGTTAAATAAATACTTACAAGCAAAATCACAAGTTTTATGTGCAAATCTTATGAACAAACATTGGGATCGGCCTTATTTTAGTCAAACAAGGAATATTAGTCTGAAGGGGATGTCAGGGGCTCTTCAAGAAGATGGGCATTTAGCTGCAAGTGTAACATTAATAGAAGCAATAAGATTTTTGAATAGATCCCAAATAAATCCAAATGTAATAGATATGTATGAACAAACAAAACATCATAAAGCTCAAGCAAGAATTGTACGTAAGTATCAACGGACTGAAGCTGATAGAGGATTTTTTATAACAACTCTCCCAACAAGAGTTAGGCTTGAAATCATAGAAGATTATTATGATGCAATAGCTCGTGTAGTTCCTGAGGAGTATATCTCATATGGTGGTGATAGGAAGATATTGAATATTCAAACAGCTCTAGAGAAGGCACTCCGTTGGGCATCAGGTACATCAGAAATTACAACCAGTACTGGAAACACAATTAAATTTAAAAGGAAGTTGATGTATGTTAGTGCAGATGCAACAAAATGGTCTCCAGGTGATAATTCAGCAAAATTCCGCCGGTTTACACAATCATTATATGATGGTCTTCAAGATGATAAGTTAAAATGTTGTGTTGTTGATGCACTACGTCATATTTATGAAACTGATTTTTTTATGTCAAGGAAGTTGCATAGATATATAGATGGTATGGAGGACCATTCTGATGCAGTGAAGGATTTTTTAAGCTTTTTCAAGGATGGTGTTTCTGCTGAGGTTAAAGGGAATTGGCTACAAGGCAATTTGAATAAGTGCTCATCGCTTTTTGGGGCAGCAATATCATTGTTGTTTAGAAGAGTATGGGGTGAGTTATTTCCTGAGCTTGATTGTTTTTTTGAATTTGCACACCATTCAGACGATGCATTATTTATCTATGGTTATCTGGAACCGGAGGATGATGGTACGGAATGGTTTTTGTATGTCTCACAGCAAATTCAAGCTGGGAATTATCATTGGTATTCAGTCAATCAAGAGATGTGGAAGAGTATGTTTAATCTTCATGAACATTTATTATTAATGGGTTCAATTAAAGTGTCACCTAAAAAGACAACTGTGTCACCTACCAATGCTGAATTTTTATCTACATTCTTTGAGGGTTGTGCTGTTTCAATTCCTTTTATTAAAATACTACTGGGTTCTCTTTCAGACCTTCCAGGTTTAGGGTTTTTTGATGATTTGGCTGCAGCTCAGAGTAGGTGTGTTAAAGCAATGGACCTTGGAGCATCCCCTCAGGTCTCACAGTTAGCTATTGTTATTTGTACTAGTAAGGTAGAGAGATTGTATGGTACTGCAGATGGGATGGTAAATAGTCCTACTGCATTTTTAAAGGTAAGTAAAGCACAAGTACCTATACCTCTAGGCGGGGACGGGTCCATGTCAATTATGGAACTTGCAACTGCAGGCATAGGCATGGCAGACAAGAATATACTCAAGAATGCATATTTTTCATATAAACATACACGGAGGGAAAAGGACAAATATGTTTTAGGTTTGTTTAAATTTCTAATGTCCATGAGTGAAGATATTTTCCAACATGATCGATTAGGGGAATTTAGCTTTGTTGGAAAAGTTCAATGGAAAGTATTTACACCAAAATCAGAGTTTGAATTTTTTGATCAATATTCTGCAACATATCTAAAAGAATGGACTAACCAGCATCCTGTTTATGATTATATAATCCCTAGGTCTAGAGACAACTTACTTGTTTATTTAGTTAGAAAATTAAATGACCCTAGCATTGTTACAGCCATGACAATGCAATCACCTATTCAACTACGATTTAGGATGCAAGCAAAGCAGCATATGAAGGTCTGCCGCCTTGATGGTGAATGGGTAACCTTTAGAGAAATATTAGCTGCAGCTGATAGTTATGCAAGTCAATATAACCCGTCGGAGAAAGATTTAGATTTATTTAATACTTTAGTTAGTTGTACATTCTCTAAAGAGTATGCATGGAAGGACTTTTTAAATGAAGTCCGCTGTGAAGTTGTGACAAGCAAGCACATTCATCGTGCTAAGATAGCAAGGACTTTTACTGTGAGAGAAAAGGATCAAGCAATACAAAATCCAATCACTGCAGTAATAGGTTATAAATATGCTAACACTGTGGATGAAATAAGTGATGTATTAGACAGTGCGATCTTTCCAGAGTCTTTATCGTCAGATCTACAAGTGATGAAAGATGGGGTTTATAGAGAATTAGGGCTTGATATAAGTCTACCAGATGTATTGAAGCGGATTGCTCCTTTATTGTATAAAGCTGGGAGATCACGTATCGTAATTGTGGAAGGAAATGTTGAAGGTACTGCTGAATCTATATGTAGTTACTGGCTTCGTAGTTTATCACTTGTAAAGACAATAAAAGTAAAACCAAAAAAAGAAGTGTTGAAGGCTGTATCCCTGTTCAACCGGAAGGAAGATATTGGGCTTCAGGATGATCTAGCTGCTACACGAATCTGTATAGAAATTTGGCGGTGGTGTAAAGCCAATGACCAAAATGTTCAAGATTGGCTTAATTCGTTATATTTTGAAAAACAAACACTTATGGATTGGGTAGAGAGATTTAGGCGTAAAGGTGTTGTGCCTGCTGATCCAGAGATACAATGCATGGCCCTTTTGCTGAATGATGTGTTAGGTTATAAGGGAGTGTTACAAATGCAGGCAAATCGACGGGCTTATTCAGGTAAGCAATATGATGCTTATTGTGTTCAAACTTACAATGAGGAAACAAAGTTATATGAGGGAGATTTAAGAGTAACATTTAATTTTGGGTTGGATTGTGCTAGGCTAGAGATATTTTGGGATAAGAAAGAGTATATCCTAGAAACCTCTATCACACAGAGGCATGTTTTAAAATTAATGATGGAAGAGGTGACTAAAGAATTAGTCAGATGTGGGATGAGATTTAAGACTGAGCAAGTTAATTCTGCAAGGAGTTTAGTTTTATTCAAAACAGAATCAGGGTTTGAATGGGGAAAACCAAATATCCCTTGCATTGTATTTAAGCATTGTGCACTACGTACTGGTTTAAGAACTAAACAACCAATCAATCATGAGTTTCTTATCAGTACACAGGCTGATGGTTTTAGGGCTATAGCCCAGATGGATTTGGATAGTCCTCGCTTTTTACTAGCCCATGCATACCATACTTTAAGAGATGTTCGATATCAAGCAATACAAGCTGTTGGTAATGTCTGGTTCCAGACTGCTCAACATAAGTTGTTCCTAAATCCTATAATTTCTTCTGGGTTGTTAGAGAATTTCATGAAAGGGATACCTGCTGCTATTCCACCGGCAGCTTATTCACTCATAATGAATAAAGCAAAAATTTCTGTAGACTTGTTCATGTTCAATGAATTATTGGCACTTATTAACAATCATAATATCTTAAATCTTGATGGGATAGAAGAGACATCTGAAGGTTATAGCACAGTTACATCTATGTCCAGTCGACAGTGGTCTGAGGAAATGAGTCTAATGGCTGATGATGATATAGATGATCAGGAGGATTTTACAGTTGATTTAGATGATATTGATTTTGAACAAATTAATCTAGATGAGGATATTGAGCATTTCCTCCAGGATGAATCAGCTTATGTAGGTGATTTAATAATACAAACTGAGGACACAGATATTAAAAAGATTAGAGGGATTACTAGAGTCTTAGAGCCTGTTAAGTTGATTAAAAGCTGGGTGTCTAAAGGCTTGGCAATAGATAAAGTTTATAATCCTATAGGTATCATTTTGATGGCTAGGTTTATGTCAAAAAATTATAATTTCAGTAAAGTACCTTTAGCTTTAATGAATCCATATGACTTAACAGAATTCGAAAGTGTTGTCAAGGGCTGGGGTGAAACTGTTAATGACCGTTTTAGAGAGTTTGATGATGAGGCCCAAAGATTAGTGAGAGAAAAAAATATAATTCCTGAGGACATTCTCCCTGATTCTCTATTTTCTTTTAGGCATGTGGATGTGTTAATGAAACGTCTCTTTCCCCGTGATCCTGTATCATCCTTTTATTAGATGTTCTTCTTGGTGGATTTATTTAATTAGTACTACAATTAAAACATTCTCTTG